AGATTGTTGTAGAAGCGGCAGAAATCGCTAACGCAAGGATGCGTAATAAAAGCCGTGCATTCGCATACTTTTGCGGAATTTGTTGGAACAAGGTCAGGGAAAACGACAATGCCTAATAGGATCATTAAGGAAACGATCTGCACCAGTGAAGAAATTGATGCGCTTACAGATTCTCAAGAAGTTTTGTTCTATCGCCTGATGGTAAATTGCGATGACTTTGGATTGTTTGATGGAAGGCCGAAGATAATTGCAAGCAAATGCTATCCATTGAAATCAATTGCTATCAACGACATTCAAGCGATGTTAGGTGCTTTGCAATCTTCTGGCCTTGTTTTCGTTTATGAAGTAGAAGGAAGGCCATACATCGCAATAACGAGTTGGTCTAAACACCAGCAAATACGGGCTAAACGGGCGAAATATCCTATGCCAGAATGCGGAAATGAAATCATCTGCAATCAATTGCTAGCAAATGTGCACGTAAACCAATCCAATCCAATCCAATCTGAATCAAATCCTAATCCAATCCAATCCAATAATTCCGCGCTTCGCGCTGACGATGTTTTGGAAATCTTTGGACTATGGAAAGTTACGTTTTCTCACGACAAGGCGAAGCTTGACGACAAGCGCAAAAAGAGAATTCGTTCAGCACTGACACTTGGTTATTCCGTTGAAGACCTATGCAACGCAATAAAAGGTTGCTCTATGTCTCCGTACCACATGGGAGACAATGCAAACGGCCAGCGTTACGACTCACTAGACCTAATCCTTAGGGATGCTGAAAAAATAGACCAGTTCCTAGGCTTCTATCGAAATCCTCCGCGCAAGCCTCAAACACAGAAGGAGGTTAGCGACTCGATCACCAACAAGGCGCTTGGCCTTGATAAACTAGCCGCTGCCATTAAAGCGCGCCAGGCGTTATCTGGAATGCTAATTGAAGGTGAGACATCATGAGACTTCGTTCAGATGCGTGTGCGCGCATTGTGATGCGTTTGCAGGGAACTTATGGGCAACAGTTCGCCGGAAAATTCTCAAGAAAGGAAAATGGCGTAGATGTTGGCATTGAAATGTTCAAGGAATCGCTTGCTGTTGAACTTGCCGGATTTGATAACAACTTGGACGCAATAGCGTGGGCGCTTGCTAACCTTCCTGGAGATCATGTTCCAAACTCTATTCAGTTGCGTGATTTGTGTCGCCATGCTCCGAATAAAGAAGCCACAGCACTTGCATACACTCCGACCGCAGAAGACGTTGAACGCGCCCGCGAAATGTCGCACAAGGTTGCTGCCGAACTAAAGCCAAAATTCAGCGACGGAATAGACAGGCATTGGGCAACGCATCCGCGATCAGAAATGCAGCTAAAGATGATCTTTGACTCAGCAAAGAATGACGCAAGGTTCCGGCCATGCGTTTCCGAAATGGTCGATATGCAAATTTGCACCACGGAAGGAAAGTTGTTGAAGAAGTACGCCGGAACAAATCAATGGGTGAAAGCATGACTGTATTCGACAAAGTTGAAGCAATGCGGAAACAGTCTAATGATCGTGCCGCAGAAAACAGAATTAGCATGCCGACGATCACCAGGCTAGTAGATTCATTCCGCAAAGAGTTTCCAGATGTACGAGTTACCTACGCAAGTGAAAACGGAATAACACGCGGTGCTAAGTTGGAAGGCGGGATTAAATTGAGCGAAACGAGGGTTGGACAATGGAACAAGAAAAAATGAACGACGACTTCAAGCACTACGAAGAGATGTATTCCGAGCGTGCGGCAATTCTTGAATATTGCGCCGGACTTCCACGCGAGAAAGCTGAAGCACTGGCACTTGCTGAGGTAGAAACGTACCGAGAGCATCGCGCAAAGGTTGATTCTGAGAAGATTGCGGAATGAAATACACAATCACCGGAGATATTGCCCGTCAAGCTATCTGCAAGGCCGTACAATCGTCTGAAATAGGCATGGTGGTATCCATAGGCCAGCCAACACGTTCAAGCGAACAGAACGCGATGCTACATCCTTTGCTAACGGACATATCAAATCAAAAGGAATGGATGGGGAAGAAGCGCACCATGCTCCAGTGGAAGGTCATCATGGTTTCGGCTCATGCAATCGCTACCGGAGAGCCTGCGGAGATGGTGATCGGACTGGAGGGTGAGGTGGTTAATCTACGTGAGAGTACGGCTGCAATGAGCAAAAAGCGGTTCGCCAGTTTGCTCGACTACGTTCTTGCATGGGGCGCAAACAATGGCGTGAAATTCTCTGAGCCTGAAAGGTTTGCAGCGTGAAAGAGAAAACATGTAAAGTTTGCCGCGTCAAGTTCATTCCACTAAAGCCATTACAGGCCGTGTGCGGATTACGTTGCGCTCAATCCTACGCATGGCGCGTAAAGTCGAAATCCGACATGGAACTAGCCAGGGCCGAGCGCAAAGAGATAAAGGCCAAACGTGAATCAATCAAGACACGCGCACAATGGATGCGAGAGGCTCAACAAGCGGTAAATGCCTATGTCCGTATTAGGGATGACAAAGATCCTTGTATAAGCTGCGGGCGGTACCATGAAGGGCAATGGCATGGTGGTCACTACAGATCAACCGGATCAAGCCCTGCGCTTAGATTTGACCTGATGAATATCCACAAACAATGCATGCCCTGCAATACACACCTCCACGGTAATCTGATACCTTATCGGGTAAATCTGATTCAGAAGATAGGACTAGCAGAAGTCGAACGATTGGAAGGGCCGCAAGAGCCAAAGAAGTATTCGATTGACGAACTGAAAGAGATTATTTCAACCTACCGTGCCAAAACAAAGGAGTTGAGAAATGGAGATTGAACGCGAAGACTGCCACGGCGACGAGGCCGACCGTGCAACTTACTTCATTGAATCAGTAATAGACGATCACGTCAAAGCTGCAATGATTAGAGCAGCAGAGATTCCAGTTGGAGTAGCAGGAACATGCGACCTATGCGGTAATGATTACGTCCGCCTTGTGAATGGTGCCTGCGGGTTCTGCCGCGATCGCTATCGTCTTCCATGAAATACGGTTGCCAGGATTACGACATTAACCGCCTATGTCGATTCGACCGCAGGGCAATAGATAGCATGTGCAAAGGATGCAAAAGGACTACCGATAAAGAGTACCTGGTTAAAAATAATCTATGGATAAACGAAATAAGCCACAATGATACAAACTTTGATTATGCAATAATCACGACAAACATAGGTTGAATAATGCAAATATCCGAAGTCGAAGCACTCATATTGCTACTGGAAGATTGGGCGCAATGGCAATCATCCTATCGGACAAAGACAGGATTCAATTCACGATCCGCAGGTTTTTCATGCGCAGGACTATCAACATTTGAGGATATGTGCCATCAATCAGACAACGCAACGATGGAAACGATTGACTCGGCCATTGATGACCTGGAACCAGCGCAACGTGCTGCGATAAATAGAAAGTATGGCGTCTGTAGCGTGTTCAGGTTTCCGCGTAACAATTTCGAGGATACGCTTATACTTGCCCATGATCGGTTAGTAGTTATCTGCAAACGGAAAGGGGTTGTATTGTGACCATTGACGAAGCAAGAAACGATATACGAAGAACCGAAACAGAAATCCAGCGAATGCTTGAAGAACTACAGTCGAGAACTGGCGCAAACATTGACGATGTAAGCGTTACGATAATCAAAGCGCAAAGCATTTCAAAGCCTTCAGCCAATTCATACATCGGACTGGTAAAAATTGACGTCATGCTTTGACTTGCAAACAGAATAGAACAATGATAGATTCACCATGTGGCGGATTCGTTCGCCCAAAAATAGCCCGGACTCACAAGGTTGCGGGAAGTCTGAAAGCCGAACTTATCGCTGACGTGTCAATAGAAGCGAGTAGCGTAGCAACTGGCGATTGCTTTAATCGGGTCAATTACTGCCACATATGTCTAGTTTCAAGCGTTTCATCTGTCTCCCTCCGACCGCAGCGACCAGTGCGAAAGCATATCCGGATGGTCGCAACCTTCTCCCAATGAAAGGAATTTGGAGTGACCGCTAAAAACATTGGGCGGCCATCTAAATATCGCACAGAATTCGTTGAACAGGCAAAGAAGCTTGGAAAGCTAGGCGCTACTGACCTTGAGATTGCTGATTTCTTCGGAATCAGGGTTAGAACACTGTTTAACTGGAAGAACGAGCATGAAGAGTTTTTTCACGCCCTAAATGAGTCAAAGGCAATCCCTGACGAACGGGTTGAGAGAAGTCTTTATCATCGTGCTATCGGGTATGAACATACCGAAGTAGATATCCGCGTTATAGACAAGCGGATCGTTAAGACAAAGATACGCAAGTATTACCCTCCAGATACCACAGCTTGTATTTTCTGGCTGAAGAATCGCCAACCTTCTAATTGGCGTGCTGCACCAGAACAGGAAGATGACGAAACCGCACAAACGCCGGTAAAGGTTGAAATCACTGTAAAGGATGCACGAATCAGGCCAGATGAATCCGACGCTTAACATTCCACAAGCGCGGTTCCTGTCTATGGATAGAAAGTTCCGCGCATTCGTTGCTGGATTTGGAAGCGGAAAGACATGGGTAGGATCGTCCGGGCTTTGTAGTCATGCATGGGAATGGCCTGGCGTTAATTCAGGTTACTTCGCGCCGACCTATGGGCAGATTAGGGATATCTTTTACCCGACCATTGACGAGGTTGCTTTCTCGTTTGGCCTGACGACTAAGATTCACGAATCAAATAAAGAGGTAACGCTTTTCTCCGGTCGCAAGTGTAGAGGGACAATCCTTTGCCGGTCTATGGAAAAGCCTGGCGATATCGTAGGTTTCAAGATTGGCAAGGCGCTAATCGACGAACTAGACGTAATGAAGACTGACAAGGCTGCAACAGCCTGGCGCAAGATCATTGCCCGCCTTCGTTACAAGAAAGACGGATTAAACAATGGCGTTGATGTAACAACTACGCCAGAGGGATTCAGGTTCGTCTATCAACAGTTTGTTAAGTCAGTCAGGGACAAGCCAGAACTATCCGGCCTATATGGAATGGTGCAGGCAAGCACATACGATAACGAGGCCAATCTACCTGAAGACTACATAGATTCACTGAGGGCTAGTTATCCTCCTCAGTTGATTGGCGCGTATCTCAGGGGCAAATTCACTAACCTTACGTCAGGAAGTGTTTATCCAAGTTTCGACAGGGCGCTTTCTCATACAGACGAGATAGAGCGACCGCATGAAGTTCTTCACGTAGGTATGGACTTCAACGTATTGAACATGACCGGAATCATCAGCGTTATTCGTGACGGCAATCCATACACGGTCGCAGAACTGACGGGCGTAAGGGATACGCCAGCGATAACAAAGATTCTTGAGGAACGATATCAAGAGGCTGGCCATCAGATCATTGTCTATCCGGATGCTTCAGGTCAGAACACAAGTTCGAAGAACGCCAGCGAGTCAGATTTGAGCATATTGAGGCAGGCTGGATTTATCGTCAGAGTTGATACGCAAAATCCAGCTGTCAGAGACAGGGTTCTATCAACTAACGCAATGTTGCTGAATGATAAAGGCGACCGCAGATGGAAGATAAACACGGATCGTTGCCCGAAACTAACTGAATCATTGGAACAGCAAGCGTATGACGATGCTGGAGAACCTGACAAGAAAACAGGATTTGACCACACGAACGATGCGGCTGGTTATTTCATCGTGAATCGTTACCCGATACAGAAGCGGCTTGCCGTCGTTACACAACTGAGAATGTAAGCATGGAAAAAACAGTCCGAAGCGAGTCCGAAGCAATCTCGGTAATGGGTACGCAATGGCCGATGATCCTGGCGCTATTGTCCGGCACTTCAGCGATGCGGAAAGGCGCTACGAAATACCTCCCGCAATGGCCGAACGAACAGGCAGAAAGCTACGCCTCACGATTGGCAACGGCAACGCTCTACCCCGCGTTTTCCCGTACCGTTGAGGTGATGGCATCAAAACCTTTTTCCAAGCCAGTAGCGATTGACGAAGGCACTCCGCCGCGCATTGTCGAATGGCTTGATGATGTGGATTTGTCCGGGCGCAATCTCCATTCTTTCGCTGCTGACGTTATGCTTGACTGCATCAGCTACGGACTATCCGGCGTCCTAGTCGATTATCCGCAAGCCTCGCAGGTTCGCACTCGCGCTGACGAAATGGTAACGGGCGTTCGTCCATACTTCGCCCACTACAAGCCGCAATCCATCATCGGCTGGAAATCCACCAAGCGCAACGGTATGGAAGTCTTAACCCAAGTTCGGCTATTGGAATCTGTCGAAGAGGAAGACGGGCCATTCGGCACGAAACAAGTGGAACAAGTGCGAGTCCTTGAGCCTGGGCTATGGTTCGTCTATCGCAAGCTAGGCGACGATTGGGTAATCTACGAAGAAGGGACGACGACACTAAGCGAAATCCCGTTCGTTTTCTTCTACGGTATCCGTAAGTCTTTCGGGATTGGCCTGGCTCCGCTGTTGGAGTTGGCATTCCAGAATGTCGAGCACTGGCAGTCATTGTCAGATCAGCAAACCATCCTCCATGTGGCGAGGGTTCCTATCCTCGTTACAGTGGGCGCTGATAACACTTCTATCACTGTAGGGGCATCTTCTGCCGTAGGGCTTCCGGTTGGCGCAGATATGCGCTTCGTGGAACATTCCGGCCAGGCTATCGAAGCAGGCCGTAAGTCTCTGCTAGACCTTGAAGAACGGATGCGTCAGACGGGCGCGGAACTTCTCGTTCTGAAGCCCGGCGATATTACCGCTACTCAAGTCACAAGCGAGAACGAGGCGAACAGATGCACCTTGCAGAAGATCGTGGAAGTCTTTGAAGACTGTTTAGATCAATGTCTGCAATACATGGCTGATTGGGTTGGCGAGGCTGAAGGCGGTTCTGTGTCGCTATTTACTGACTTCGGCGCGGCCACTTTGGGCGAAGCATCTGCCGAACTTCTGTTGAAGGCGAATCAATCAGGCAAGCTGTCCGATGAAACCATGTTCGATGAGTGGAAACGTCGCGGCATCATCTCTCCGGAGAATGAATGGGACGACGAACAGGAACGGATTAGCGAACAGGGCATGGCGCTCGGAATGGCTGAAGATGAAACGCAACCGACGCAACCGAATGAGCAGGTCGAACCTGTTGATGACGATAACGAGGACTCAGCTAATGAGATGGAAGCGGTTACTAATGCGCTTTCGGAACTCGGAAGCCAAGTCAAAACCCTATCCGCACAAGTAGCAGAACCGCAAGTGGCAGAAATTGATCTGTCTGAAATCAATGCTCAGATCGCTTCGCTTGCCGCTGCTGTTGCTCAATTGGCCGCACGTCCTGAATCTCAACAGCAACAAGCGCAACCGGCTCCGATTGTCGTAATGGACAACCAGGGCAACATCAAGAAACAAATCACCCTCGTTTATGGCGCAGATGGGAAACCGTCAGGCGCAACCGTAGAAACAACCATTCAGTAAAGGATAGATCATGGCGGCAACTGTACAAATCATTGAAAAGAACGGGGCCGGCGGCACGCCGACCGACAAGACCAGCGGCAGCATCCGCTTCAAGAATGCGGACAACTCCACGGTCGATACGGGAAACCCGATGGTCAAGCCGGGCGCCGGGGTGGATTACAGCTTCGAGAAGTGGCTGCGCCTCAATGTGACCGGCGGCACCTACACGGAAATCACCAACATCAAAGCCTACATGGACGGGGCCAACGGCCTCGGAACTGGCGTCACCCTGTATGCCAAGGCCGTCACTACCTATGCGACGCCGGCAGAAGCGACAGGCACGGCTGGTTATACCGACGCCTTCACCTATACCAGCGGATCGCCGCTGACCCTTGGCGCTGGCCCATACACCAGCACCGGCGAAAAAGGCGACCATCTGGTCATGATGCTGACTGTAGGAACCACCGCAAGCGGCGGCATCACCCCAAGCGAAACCATGACGATTGGCTGGGATGAAATCTGATGGCAGATCCTGTTCATCAGATCACCACCGACGCTGAAGGAAACCAGCACGGCAGCGACGGAACAATTACTGTCACACTGATGGGTAGTGGCCGCATGTTCAAGCGCCGCGCCGTGAAAGGTGTCGGCAGCGGAGAGTCCAGCGAGGTCTGCTGGCTAGTCGCTGAACTAGATGGCGTGCGCGTCTATCAGCAAGCGAACAACGTCATCGTCACGAAACAGGAGATGTACCCATAATGCTTACCGATAACCAACTGCAAACCCTAGCCGCCGGCATCCGTGCTGAAACGAATCAGGCGTGTGTCGATGCGCTCGCCATTCGGAACGATGTAGCAATTACCGAATGGGTCAATAGCGCCTCGGCTCAGGATGCGTGGAATCCGTCGATGACAGGTGGTCTGCTATTCGAGGCTACTGATGTTGCTAAGTTTGACAGCCTCACAGCAGGCAAGCGGGACGCATGGCGGCTGATGCTTGATTTCGCACCTCTTAACATGGCCCGCAATAAGCTCCGCAAGGCAGTTGTTGACGCGTGGGGAAACCAAGATTCTGTTTCCGTCCTGCAAGCCTGTACCCGCAAGGCGACCAATGGCGAAAAGTATCTCGGCGGAACTAGTGCCACTGAAAACACTGTGACTGCGTGGAAGCTAAGTGTGCCTGGGAATATCGGCATGACTGAAATCCAGTCAGCACTGAACAGGTTCTAAGCAATGGCAAACGAACTCAAGATGGTGTTTGGCAGCTCGACCACGGTGATTTCGCTCGCCGCTGCACTCGCTGGTGGGGCGAATACCTATTCCGGTCTGTCCGGCTGCACGATGACGCAACTGGACAATTCGACCGCGCTCTATACCTACGCCCGTGCAGTGTTGGGCATCCCTGACACTTTCGCCGCTGCCCCAACAGCGGGGGGAACAGTCGATCTGTACATGACGCTGGATGACATTGACGGAACCAGCGACGAAACGCCTCGGCCCGGGGCAACTGATATTACCTATCTGGGCAAATATGTCGGTTCATTCGTGGTCGATAATCAGGATGTTGCACTGATCAAGCCGATTGTAATCTCGCTAGAAGGGGTGCAGAAGGCACAGTTCTACATCCTGAATTCGTCCGGGCAGCAGATCAGTTATACCAGTAACCCGACGACGGTCAAGATCACGCCATTCACCTACGCACCGGCGGCGTAAATGCCGGTCCATCTCGTCCGCAAGGTTCGTGACAAGCAACCAACAGGTTATGTTGCAGTTGATAAGGCGAATTCAATAACGACTGGATTGATATTCGCTTCCTATGGAAATACTGTTGTTGGTCAAAATCGGCTTAAAGGCACACAACCAATAACTGTAACTACTTCCCATAACGGATTATTATTATCCACAATAGATAACTCTGACTATTATTATGTAGATGGGAACTATATAACTCCAAAGTCAACATTATTTGTTCTGGCAAAACCCATTCGCTATATTGGTGGAAACTCCGGCGTAATTGGGTATGACGTATCTACAAAAGGCAGTTATATTAAAATCAATAGCGCAAACCGATGGAGGTTTAGTGTATATGACACGGCGCAGCGTGACGCCGTAGACGTTACCGCACCATCGCTTAATAACTTTGAACCTATTTGTGGTACGCATGATGGGTCTACAGCTCGCTTATATAGACTTGGAATAGAAGTTGCAAGCGTTTCGGCCTCGTCAGCTACAGGAAGCGCAAGCGAGGTTCGTTTAGGTCCAAGTGGAGGTAGTGGCGCTGGTTTTGGTGGGTTTCTAGCGTGTGTGTTTATTTGGAATCGCGCGCTCAATGCCAGCGAAGTTGAAGCCATATCAAAAAATCCATGGCAAGTATTCGCTCCGGAAACTATACCGTTATTTTTCTCGACCGTCACGGCGCAATATGCTCGACCGACCAGCGATGTATCGGCAGGCACTTGGACGGCCTCAAGCGGTTCCGACCTGTTCGCCATGCTTGACGAAACCGCTGCCAGCGATGCTTATTACATAGTTACGACGGGCGCAAGCACATGCGAAGTTGCGCTCGGCACCCTGAGCGATCCTAGTAGCAGTTCCGGCCATATCGTGCGCTACCGCATTGCGGCGGATTCTGGCGGAATCACTGTCCGCTTGCGCCAAGGCACGACGACCATCGCCACCTGG